TACATAATTTTTAAATTTTTCATATATTTGCGGGTCATTATCATACAACTGATTTAACTCATCTATTTTATCATGCAGTTGCGTTAGCATTAATTATAATGTTTATAACTCTTTATATTTGTTTATAACTCTTTATATTTGTTTATAACTCTTTATATTTGTTTATAACTCTTTATATTTGTTTATTAGTTTTAGTTTTTTAGGCTCACTGGATTTACTAGATTTACTAGATTTACTAGATTCACTTGACTCATTCGGTTCATTGTTTTTATTTAAAAATTTTATATATTCTTCTTTAAACTCTTGTAATTCTTCTAACCAAATAGTCTCAATGGTCTTTGATTCTAATAATTTTAGTTCAGCTTCTTTATTATTTTTTTCTTTTAAATGCTTTGCCACATTTTCTTCGCTTACACTATCAAATGGCATTTTTGTAAGATAATTAAATGGGTTCTCTGTATTTTCTGGATTTGGATTAAACTTATGAATAATAAGTAATTCTACAATTTCTGAATCTTTTTTTTTACGCAAATCAATTTGATTTTCTAAAAGTGCCAAAATAAATCGCGCTTTATTTGATAAAATTGTCAATTCATTTTTTAGTTTATTAATTTGTTTTTCTTTTCTAATAATGTAATAATGATATCTAATTGGATAATAGTCTTCAATAATAGAACTTGCTGACTCATATTTTTTAAGATGTTCTTTATTATCAAATAAATGCATATTATTAGTTGAATACGTTGTATATAACTTTAATAGTTTTTCTAATTCTGTAACTTTTTCATTACAATTTCCACTAATGTCAGTTGTTTGTACTAGTAAATTATCTAATAATCCAGGATAAAACTCAATTACAAAATTAACATTTGATTCTGTAGACATATCACTATAGTCTTTAATAATTTTAGTCTCTTTATTATCCATAAGCGTTTCTATAAACTCTTTATAATCTTGAGTCCAAACCCCAATCGGCAGTTCAGTAATATTAATTTTATTGTCGTTAATTTTAGTATATAAACCTTTAATTAAATATTTTTTAGGCGCAATTAATTCAATTGTTCCTTTAAATCCATTATAATATGGCGTTATTTCAATCGCATGTTCTTGTTTATTTAACATCAATGTTAATTTTTCAATAATTTGAAATACATTATAACACATAATATCACTACTAAATCCAGTACCAATGCCTTTTGAACCATTAACTAATACCATTGGAATAATTGGGACATAATAAATTGGTTCAACTTGTTCTCCATCATCTTCTAAATATTCTAAAATAGGATCATCTTCAGGACGATAAATTAACCTTGTAATAGTATTTAATTTTGTATAAATATATCTTTCAGATGCGGCATCTTTTCCGCCTAAAAGTCTAGTTCCAAATTGCCCATTTGGATCTAATAAATTAATATTATTTGAACCAATAAAATTTTGAGCTAATCCTACAATTGCCGAGTTTAAACTTGCTTCGCCGTGATGATACCCAGAATGTTCTGATACATAACCACTAAACTGAGCAACTTTAATTTCGCTCGTTAAACGTTTTTTAAATGCGGAATATACAATTTTTCGCAAGCAAATTTTTAATCCATCCATAAGATTACAAATAGATCTTTCATTATCATATGTGGAATAATGAATAAGTTCTTTATCAATAAAATCTTGATATGTAATATATTTATCAAGTGTATCAACATACATACTTCTATTGTAGTTAGATAACCACTCTTTTCTATCATCTGATCGTTTCTTATTGAAAACCATATCTATTTTTTTAGAAGATTCTTCACCAGTAGATTTAAACCCTACAATCTTTTTATCTTGAAAATATTCTTTAAACTCTTTGCCAGTACTAGTACCTAATCCTTTATAATATTTAATACTCCATTGTTTTGTATCATTTGTCTGTTTCCATAAATTAAATTCTCCTTCATTATAAAATTGTTTTACTGTTTTTCCTTTAGTTGCTTTTAAAATTGGAGTATTCATATATCCAATAAAATCTGGAATACAAATTAATGAACTCCAAAGCGTATCAAATAAATTAATACACAATCCTTTAATATGACTTCCATCTAAATCTTGATCTGTCATAAACAATACTTTACCATATCTTAATTTGGAGGCGATATCACTTTCAGTATATTCTTTGCCGTGTTCTAATCCTAAAATTTGTTTAATTTCAGTGATTTCTTTATTGTTGCCAATTTTTGTTAGTGTTTCTCCACGCACATTTAATAGTTTTCCTTTCATAGGATAAATACCAATAGTATTTCGGTCTTCTTTAGATAATCCGGAAACAATACCGGCTTTTGCTGAATCACCTTCACACAAAATTAATATACAACTATTAGATTTTTGAGTTCCTGCATAATTGGCATCAATCAGTTTTGGAATTCCTCTAATTGATTTACTTTTAGACCCATCTTGTTTTTTTAATACTTTCATATCATTTATTTCTGTAGTTTGGCATACTGCATCCATTAATCCCATTTTTGCGATTTTTTCAATAAGCTTATCGCTTACATCGCATGCCGACCCAAACTTTGTTATTGGCGTATTCATATAATCTTTAGTTTGACTATCGTAACTTGGATTTTCAATATCACAACGAATAAATAATAATAGTTTTTCTTTAATTGTAGTTGGTTTTACATCCAATTTTTTCTTAAGTTTAATATAGGCTATTAATTTTCTAGTTAATTGATTTAAAATATATTCAACATGTTTGCCGCCTTTTGGAGTATAAATTCCATTTACAAATGATACTTGAGAAAACTCGCCTTCTTTTGAAAACGCAACCGCATATTCCCATCTTTCATTTGCTTCCTCATATTTCATTTCATTATCTCCAACAATTAATTTAATATAGTGTTGAAAATTTTTTACTGGAATAATTTCTTTATTTAATTTAACTTTAATACTTTTATCTGTTACAGCAGCAATATCATAAACTCGTCGTTTTAATAGTGCTACAATATCACTTGTTAAACCATTAACAAGTCCAAGACGTTTATAATCGGGTTTAAACTCAATCTTTGTATATGGTTTATTTTTACATTTAATAATCTTAGGCTCACCAATAATATCTAAATTATTTTTAAATTCTTGAGTGTATTTAAGCCCGCGCACCGAATCAATTGTTTCAATAGAACCCCATGAAGACCAAATTAAAACCAATTTAATTCCAAATCCATTTTTTCCACCAACTATTTTTTTTTCATCTTTATTATAATTAGTAGAAGTTCTTAAATGCGCAAATATTAGTTCTGGAATCCATAGTTTATATTCAGGATGTTGTGCAATGTCAATTCCACTTCCATCATTAATCATTGTAATAACGCCATCATCACTAATACTTATATCTATACAAGAAACTGGAGTAACTTCTTTATTTTCCTTTAATGCTTGCTGCATACGAACAACATGATCACGACAATTTACAATTCCTTCATCAAATAATTTGTATAATCCTGGATTAGAAGTTATCTGCTTTTTAATAATAGTTTGCTCTGTATCTGAATAAATATATTCATTAGATTCAATAGTCTCAACCGACCCAATATATGTATCTGGATTATCTAATATATGTTCTTTATCCGTTTTTTTTTGATACTTATTTAAATTTTCTTGTTCCGGATTCATCTGTATTTTATTATTATCTTATGTTTAACTTATATTTTCAATTTTATTTTATAATTCTAATAATTCTAATAATTACAATTTAAAGATTTTTAAAAATATATTTGTATAATGAACGAAAACTCTAATAATATTTTAACAATACAAACAATACAAATAGCGCCATTTAGAACATTAATGACTGCCCTAAAAGATATACTTTTAGAGACTAATATTACATTTCAACCAGATGGTATTAGAATAATTAATATGGATAAGTCACATACAATATTGGCACATCTATATTTACAATCAGAAAACTTTGAAGTTTTTGAATGTAAAAAAGATAAAATTGTAATTGGTGTAAATATGTTTCATTTATTTAAATTAATTAATACAATAGATAATAACGATACTTTAACATTATATATTGAAGAATGCGATTATGTTGATGGAATAGTTCATCATTTAGGTTTAAAATTTGAAAATGGAGAGATTAAACAATGCAAGACACAAAAATTAAGACTTATTGAACCAGACAATGAAGAATTGGCAGTTCCGGATGTTACTTTTTCATCAATATTAAATATTCCATCAACAGACTTCCAAAAAATTATTAGAGATCTTAGTATTATTTCTGATAAATTAGAAATAAAATCAGTAGGAAATGAATTAATTTTTAAATGTCAAGGGCAATTTGCAATTGCGGAAATTAGACGGTCTGAAGCCGATGGATATATGGAGTTTATACAAAAAAATCCAAACAAAATTATTCAAGGCGAGTTTTCTCTTAAAAATTTAGGTTATTTTATAAAATGTACTAATTTATGTAGTCAAATAGAAATTTATTTAGAAAATGACTTACCACTTATTGTAAAATATAATGTGGCTTCATTGGGCGATATAAAATTATGTCTGGCTCAGTTGCCTCCTTCTTAATCTACTTAATCTACTTAATCTACTTAAACTATTATATTTTGTGGTGTTTCATTTTTAATAGTTTCAAAATAATATATTAATCCCATATAAGTTACTGTTATAGAAGTAAAAAGTATTTTACACTCTGTTGTTGTTAGTTTTAATGAGTTATTATATATTTTATTTAATTTGAATATATATATATTAAATAATAAATAAATTATGTATAATAAAATAGATAGTTTAAGGCAATTTTTTGTTTTTATTGTTTTTTTAATGTAACTTTTTACATAATATAAAGCAATTAATGGGAATAATACATGCCAAGTTAGACCACCAAAAAACATTAATAAGCATATTTTTTTTTCACTAATATCTAAAATTTTTTTTAAAAAATTAAAGATGGGTAAATAATATTTTTTATTAAATTCTAATGTTCTTAATATATTATTTTTTTTTATAAACATTAATGATGCGTTACTTAAGATTGAAATAAATATACCAAAACAAAAATAGATTACAAAATCATAAATTTTATTATTTATAAGATTTATGTATAAAAATAATAGTAATAATAGCTTGACTACTTGAGTGCATAGTATTTTTTGAGACTTTAAAAAAGATTTAAATATTTGTTTTTTTTTTAATTGGTTTAGTTTCCTCTTTGGTTTCCTCTTTGGTTTCCTCTTTGGTTTCCTCTTTGGTTTCCTCTTTGGTTTCCTCTTTGGTTTCTTCTTTGACTTCTGTGTTGACTTCCTCTTTTTGTATAAGATTTGTATTCATATTATATTTAATATTTATAATATATTTTTTGGTTGAACTAATTTTAGATATTTTACTTGTTTTACTTGCTTTACTTGTTTTAAACTGCGAATTATTAATATAATTAATATTAATAGTAAAAAAATATTTCTATAAACAAAATATACAATATTCCACGAATAAGGGGATGTATCTAATTTAAGTATTTTAAGAATTAGTATTAAAATATAAACAGGAAAAGAACCATCAAAAAAAACCCATTCTTTTTGATTTTCAGTAGCTGGAAATATTTGAGCAATTAATGGATATTTATATGTAAATATATTATCCAATGAATTTATATAATAACCATCCATATGACCATTTCCAAAATTATTATCAATTATTTTTTTTATTAACATAGTTCTAGCTTCACGCGAATATATAATAGCTTGAGCAGCACCAAAAGTACAAAATTTATTTTTTCTTAATTTTAAAAAATTATTATTATATTTTGAAAATAGTCCCAATGAACAAAATGAAAAACAATCAACTTTTTCATCTTTTATAAAAGAATCAATTTCATTATAAAATTTTATATCATTATTTATGACAAGAGCATCATCTTCTAATATTATTACATTGTTATATTTTTTTAAATACTTGAAAGCAGTATAGTTTGCGTGAACTATATCATGGCAACTTGATTTAATTGACTCCGGTTTGCCGCCTTTTTTAAATCCTTTATTATATTGAATTATTGTTTTTTTTGCTAGATTTAGTAAAAAAGGGTCTTCATTAAAGCGATAATTATCTTCCATTGTTAATACTAAAAGAACGTCTACATTTTTAAGAATTGGTGTCTTTGTTCGATTTATTACTTTATATCTATAACAAGACATAATATAAATAGTACATTATTTATTCAATTATGTAACGAAAATTTTTTAATTAACTATAATATATGATTAATCCAGAAGAAGTAGATAATATAATATTATTAATTGTAATGTATTATTCTTTTTTTAAAAAAGAAGTATTTCATAATCAAAAACAAATTATTTATCTTTTATTAAATAAAACAAATGTAAAAAATATATTTGGCGTATTTACATCAATAAAACGAATTAATGAATCAACATTATTAAATGATATACATGGTTGTATTGGTTATTGGTCACAGAATTTTAATAGTTTAGATCATAACATTTTGTATAAAGAATTAATAGATGTTAGTTACAAGTCTGTATGGATGGATACTAGAAAAGATAATTTTAAAACACAAATACAAAAAGACTCTAGTACAATGTTAGAAATTGATTTCATGTTAAATCCAATTTATAGTATAAATATAGAAACTGGGATTATTGAAACTCTAAAAAAAAAATTTACAAATAAAAAATATGGAATAATTATTCAATCAAATGATACTTTACAAAGAGCAACCTATTTACCAGAAGTTTTTCCAAACATAAAATGGAATGATTTAATAGTATCAATAAAACAAAAAGCAAATATTGTTTCTAATAATTTTAAGTTATTTGCGTATAAAATATATCAAATAAAATCATACTATTTAGATATTTTAAATAATAAACTATTTAGTTATATTAGTCTATACAACTTTTCACGTTTATTAATAGATAATATGAAATTAGAATTAACTTTTCCATTTCCTTATGCTTATATAAATGATAATTTAAAATGGAATAAAACAGAAGAAGTTAGAAATATGGCAGTTTTATCAGATATATTCAAATATATTATTCATTTTAAATCATTTGCTGACGAAAAGGAAGTTAAACAAATAAAAAATAAAATACATTTTATATTAACTAATTTAAAATATTATAATTCACAAGGATTGTCTTTTTTAGGTTATGTGTATAATAATAGTTATAATTTTAATATAAAAAATAAAGACAAATATTGTTTAAAATTATTAAATGATTTAAATACAGCAGAACCCGAATTTGCGCGTAATGAAATTATTATTGGCTTAAATAAAGCTGGTTGCTCTAACAGCGTTTTAGTAAGCTATAGTGATGTCTTAACTTTTGACATTGAAAGCAGTATATTTAAAATGAATTGGATAATTCAAGCACTAATAAGTTTTAATAAAATAATATCGCTTGAATTAATTATAATTTTTAAAACTAAAATTAATACTATATTAAAAAATATTAAAGAGTTTGAAACAAACTATATTGCAGTTGCATTTGAAGGATTATGCCATATACATAAAGCAAATCCAAATAAAGAGACTATTAGTATGTTATTTCAGTTATTATTTGAGTTAGAAACACGTAAAAATAATAATAATATACTATATAATTTTATTGATTCTACAGCACGAATTGATATAACTGGTCACATTATAAATGGATTATATCAATTAATAAATTAGTTAGTTATTTTTTAAAAAATAACTAACAGCAACTCATCTAGACTATTTGGATCATTTAGTTTTAAAGTTTATTTGCTCATAATATATTATACTAATATAATATATTTTTTAACTTATATGTTTTTTAAATAAACAAGTTGATTTATTTAAACCATCAATATCAGTTAATAACGATGGTTGTGTATTATCACAATTAGAAATCCAAATTTTTATAATACAGAAATTTTTTTTTGGCGAAATTGTTATGCCTGTTATAGTACTACTCATCGTTTCGGTTGTTAATGTTTCACCTAATAGAACATATGATAAACTCTTCCATGTATTATAAACCATTTTATTATTAATTTTAAAAGAAAAACATCCTCCATTAATATTTGACGGGTCTTCCCAGGTCGGATATATTCCTTTTCTCATTAAAAATAACATGCTAGTCTTAACAATTTGTTCTGGAAGATTCTCATACAATGTAATTGCTTCTTTAATACTTTGAATGTCGCAAATTTGTCTATAACTATTCAATTCCCAATTAGTATCATTTGGTAAATGCGCCCATAAAGTCCAAGTATCAAGCAACTTACAATCACTATGTTCTATCATTCTATTTATTATATATAGTAAGTTTTTTATATTATTTTATTCTTTATATTCACAAATCAAATATTCATGTAAGTTTAATTTAATATATTGTTTATGCGTTATTGAAACATTATCTGCAAATTGGTCTATTAAATTAACTCCTTCTATATCTACTATACCTAATTTATTATTAAAATGTTTTATAATTAACCAATTATAAAAATTATAATCAAATAATATGGCATCTTCCGCATAATAATTAATATTTTTATTTTTTAAAATGTTTGTTATATCTATTTCATAATGTTTATCAGATGTTAATGGAAATACTTTTAATAATACTAATATAAAATTATAATTACAAGTTTTTATTTCTGGAGTTGTTAGTATTTTATAATCATCACTTAGTTTTAAAATAGTTTTGTTTTTTGTATCTTTATAAACCTTTACAAAAAAATCGGGATGTTCTTCGTTCTTTACAATTTTGTTATCTTTTATATAAATTACAGAAGTTTCATAATTTGACTGAAACATATTTGTAATATATAACCAAAACTTATGAATATAATATAAAAAATTTAAGAAATATTCAAATAAAACTCGTTGTATATCATATATTATATAAATCATTATACATAATATATTATTTATATTTAAATAATTTTATTTAACTATTTAAGTCTTAATAATTTTATTATTTACTAATTTCCCAATAAATTCTCCTAACTCTTCATCGTCTAAGCACTCATAAATATGATTATTTAACTCATTTTTATAATATTTTTTATTGTTAATTGTTACTAAGACAAACTCCTCCTCTTCCTCTTCCGCCTCTTCTACTTCTTCTTCTTTTTCCTCCTCTTCCTCCTCTTCTACTTCTTCTTCCTTTTTCTCTTCTACTTCTTCCTCCTCTTCCTCCTCTTCCTCCTCTTCCTCCTCTTCCTCCTCTTCCTCCTCTTCCTCCTCTTCCTCCTCTTCTTCCTCTTCATCCTCCTCTTCATATGAGGCATCTCTTGGCAAATTAGTAATTTTAATATTCTTAATATTAAGAGTTTCATTCCAGCCACGTGGATCCGCGAGTAATCCAACTGGTTCATTTTCATTTTTAGTATCATAATTAGCAATTTCTAATTTAATATCAGATGGTTCTGGTTCTGGTTCTGGTTCTGGTTCTGGTTCTGGTTCTGGTTCTGGTTCTGGTTCTGGTTCTGGTTCTGGGTCTTTTTTTAACAAACTATTATATTTCTCTAATAATCCATTATATTTATCATCCAGCTCTTTAAAAATAGGTAATTCTTTTACAACTTGATTTAATTGTTCAATTAGTAAAAAAATACTAATATCATTTTCAATCTCTTTCATAATCGGTTTAAATTTATCTAGTAACACATTATTAATATCAGCAATAACATTTGTTTTTAAAGTTTTAAAAATTGCATCATATTTTAATACTGGATTTTCTTGGTTCTGCATCTTATACTTTATGATAGTAATATGGTTTTAATATGATTTAATAATTGTTTTAAAAATATTATAATTTAAAACAATAAAATATATATACTATATTATTATATTAATAGAATAATGAATACAGAGTTAATTAATTGTATTGTAAGACAAACCAATTTAAATGAAAAAGATGCAGAAAAACTTTTAAAAGAAAATAATAATGATGCGTTTAAAGCAATTAAACAACATTATGGTATTATAGAAAAAAAAGAATCTATACAGGAAAAAGTTAGTGTTAATCAACAAATATATAAAGAGATTAGAACATTAATGGATGGCGCTTCAAAAACATATAGAGAGAAAACAGATGAAATAGATAAAACAAATAAAGCAGAATAATATAGATTCTAAATTTATTCTAAGTCTTCTCTTATTATTGCAATTGTTTTTTCAATAGTAAGGTATTCAATCTCTCGTATGATTTCTATTTGTTCACTTATATTAATATTATGATTAATTAATTTATATTCTAATTTATTAATTTTTTGATTAATAATTCGTATATGGTTATTTAACAAAAATGAGATTAATAGTATAATATTCCATATCATCATATAATATCATATAATATTATATTAGTATTTAATTAAATTAATGTTTTCTAGGTTTTCTAGATTTTCTAGATTTTCTAGATTTTCTAGATTTTCTAGATTTTCTAGATTTTCTAGATTTTCTAGATTTTCTAGATTTTCTACCTTGACCCCTGAAGTTATCATCGTCATCATCGTCATCATCGTCATCATCGTCATCATCGTTATCTTTATCGACACACTCTTCGTTCCAAGTACCACATCCTACCGCTTTTTGCCACGCTGGACACTCAAGTCTTCCATCACAGTATCTTTGCCACTCTGACATAATTTATATAATAAAATATAATAATTTATTTTATTTGTAATAAAATAAATTATTATATTTTATTATATTATTAAGAAAAATGAAAAACTGTTACGTTAAAAATAGTTTTTACTTTACATATATTTTTTTGCTTACAACTGGAATAATTACATTTATTGAATCACTTAGAACTTCTGTCCCACAAATTAGACATATTATGAACTTAGAAACCTGTATTTCAATTGTCGCAAGTTATTTTTATGGCTTATTTATAAAAGAAATTGAAACAGCGGAGAAAGACGCAAAATTAAAAACAAAATCAACTAATGAACATAACGAACATAATGAAAATATCGAAGCTATTATACCAATTAAAAAAATTAATGACATGAGATATTCCGATTGGGTGATTACTACTCCATTAATGATTTTAGTTTTATCTCTTGTATTAAGCTATGAAAATAAAATTGCGATAAAATTATCTTCAATTGTAGCATTAATAGTATTTGACTATTTAATGTTAATATCTGGTTATTTAGGAGAAATTGGTACAATAAGTAGAGCTAGTGGTACAATTGCTGGATATGTCGGTTTCTTTTTACTCTTTGGAACATTATGGAATACTTATATGTCTGGGTCTAGAGTAACAAATCAGTCTAAACTTGTATTTGGCATATATTTTGTTCTATGGACTTTATATGGTGTTGCCTATCAAGCAAATGAATCAATTAAGATGATAAGTTATAATATTTTAGATTTAATTGCCAAAGCATTGGTAGGAATTTTCTTTTGGTTATATTTAGCAAAAATTATAAAGGTATAATTTAAGATATAAGATATAAGATATAAAATTTAAGATTTTACATTAAAGTTTTGATTTAATATATAATTTTTATTAATAATATTATCTTGTTTTTGAGGAGTATATTTTGCAATTGCTGTTGTAATGCCTTTATTATTTAATAAATAATCATCAGAGTCATTATGTAATTCAGGCATAGAACGAACTAATGGTTTATCAACTATTAATAATAATCGTTCGCTCTTTAATAATTTTCTATATTCTTGAATTGATAAATTACCATAATATTTATCTAATAAATAATAAGGACTTGGTGCTGGTTTAATATTCTTTTCATAATTATATATTTTACCATATATATAATTTAACAAATAATAACGCTCAAACCGACTGGCAGTATCTAAATTATTATCATTCATTAAATACGCACATGCACATTCTGGCGTACAAAAACATCCATATACATGAAATAGTTTATTTAATTGAAATTTAGGTATATATATAGGATTATTATCAAACTCACAAGTACAAAAAAAACAATTACTTTTTTTATTATAAATTTTATCAATATGTAATTGAAATGATAACTTCTCTAACTTTTGTAAAATTGATTTTGTTTCATTGTTATCTTTAGATTCAGTGTTTAAACTCTTATTTAAATCAATATTTGGATTTAAATTTGAATCAGTTGTTGGATTAATATTTGAATCAATGTTTTGATTTACATTTGGAGTTGGAGTTGAATTGTTTAATTGCATAAATCTTAAATCCGCTGATTTGTTATTTTTAAATTGAAATGTTGTTATTTCTTGTGGAGTATTAGGTTGTAATTCATTTATATTACATTTTAAATGTAATATAATATTTTGTATTTGTTCTATACTACTACTTTTATTTTCTATTGCGGTAATAATAGTACCACCCTTTGGTTTTCTACCTCTTTTTTTTGGAATTTTTATGTTGATATCGCAGTCGCTGCTCGGTTCAATTTTTGCTTCGCCGCCGCTGCTCGGTTCAACTTTTGCTTCGTCGCCGCTGCTCGGTTCAACTTTTGCTTCGCCGCCGCTGCTCGGTTCAACTTTTGCTTCGTCGCCGCTGCTCGGTTCAACTTTTGCTTCACAGTCGCCGCTTGGTTCAACTTTTGCTTCGTCGCCGCCGCTTGGTTCCTGATTTTTTTGTTTATTGTATTTCACTTTTTTTTTGTTGTCTTTCATTATATTCATATAAGTATTATTTATTATTTAATTTAAATCATTTTCATAATTAATATTTTTATTCGTTTTTTAGTAATTATTATATTAAATATATTTAGTATAATATAAAATGTTAAATAATTTAGGTTATCATAAAAAAATTAAAATTTTAGGTGAAACAAATACTCAAGTATTTATTCAAAAAAATTAAATATTATAATGATTTATAATTATTATAACAAGTACGACATAATGGTATATAATTATTAGTACCTATTACTTCTTGCGATACTTCATTTGTTATTCTATGAGTAAATAAAGATTTATTAGAACAATTATTACATTTGCCTTGTAATTTAATAATGTTATTAGCATGTGGAATTAAATCCCAAATTTGTCCAAATTTTTCTTGTTTATAGTCGCAGTCTAATCCACAAATTACTACATTTTTATTATATCGTTCAATTAGTGTAATTACTGCTTCTTTAAGATCTGGAAAGAATTGTCCTTCATTAATTAATATGTAATTATAGTGATTAATTTCATTAGTCTTAGATATTTCAAATAGATTATTAATTATACTCAATAAACTAATATTAATTGCTGGTATTGAGTCTCCATCGTGTGATATAATACTATCTAAACCATAACGAGTGTCTTTATAATAATTAATTACTAATATATTTCTATTATTTGTATTATTAATAATTTCATTATAACGAGAGATTAATGTTTTTGTTTTTCCAGAAAACATTGGTCCAATGATTAATTCTAATGTTCCCATCTCTATTATTATATTAAAATAATAATAATTACAAGTTTATTCAATTTTATTATATTATTTTTATTATATTATATTTACAATTTAAATTGTTTAAAGTTATATATAATACATTATACATTATATATATTATAAATGTCAAATAATGAAGTTGACTTAATTAAAGAGAAAAGTTATATCCCTTGGGTTGAGAAATATAGACCAACAAATTTTGAAAATATAGTATTAAGTGAAGAAAATAAAAAAATATTTAATAATATATTTAAAACACAATATTTACCAAACTTACTATTATATGGTCCGCCTGGAACCGGAAAAACTACAACAATTATTAATTTAATACATAAATATCAAAAAGAAAACAATGAACTAAATAAAGGTCTTATGATTCATTTAAACGCGTCAGATGAGAGAGGTATTGATATTATAAGAAATCAAATTAATAATTTTGTAAATTCTAAAAATATATTGGCAAATGGAATGAAATTTATAATATTAGATGAAGTAGATTATATGACAAAAAATGCACAGCAAGCTTTAAAATATGTATTACAAGATTATCAACCAAATATTAGATTTTGTTTAATATGTAATTATATTAGTAAAATAGATAACTCACTTCAAAATGAATTAATTAAAATCAGGTTCAATCAATTACCAAAACAAAACATATTGAATTTTTTATCAACTATTAATTTAAGCGAGAAATTAAACTTAACAAACGATCAATTAGAAACATTATGTGTAAATTATAAATCAGATATACGCAGTATGATAAATTTTATGCAGTGTAATCAATTTACTATATATAAAATCGCAATTATTAACAAAACTATATTTAATAAAATAGATAATATTATTAAATCAAATAATAATACAAAATTTATTTTTAAAGTAAAATTATTATTAACAAATTATAATATTGACATAGATACAATTATAAAAAAATACTGCAATGATAAAATTAAAACAAATAAAAAATGTTTAAATTATAAAACTCTTAAAAACATTGAATATATTTTACATAATTCAAATAATAATACAGATAATAAATTAAATTTATTATATTATATTTTTATAGATATTTTATAATTATTTCTTTATATTATAAAATTGAAAATATAAAGAGTATTTTTTAAAGTATCATAATATGGTTGATGATAATAATTATGATATTGATAACGCATGGTCACTATTTTGTAAGTATGGAAATATAAATGATGAAATTGTAGAACATAAATTAAACTCAAACAAAAAACCAATTGCCTCAGAAATTTATATTTCTACAAAAACAAAAATAGCATATTTGAATCAACCAATCAATTTAGATGATATATTTTTAAAAATTAAGGTTATTCCATATCATTTACAAGAAACCGGAGTGGTTAAAAAACAAATGAAGTTTAATTTTACAAATCAAGAATCAGTTGATGAACTATGTAAAAAAATAGAAAATGAAAGTAATGTAGATAATCATATTATTAGTAGAATAATCAACCCAGACGGCCGTATTAAATTTAAAGATATTAGAAAAATTAGTATTGGATTATGCCAAAAAGATATATTATCATATCGTTCAAAAAAACGAAGCGCTTTTTATAATTGTTTTGTTTTAATATTACGAATTCAGTTAGATAATAAATTTAAAGAAATACACGTAAAAGTTTTTAATACTGGTAAATTAGAAATACCTGGTATTAAAGAAGATTCTACTTTAATTACTACTCTTGATTTATTAGTTAACAACTTACGCTTATATTCAAATAATCAATCAATAGATTATGATTTAAGTAAATCAGAAACCGTATTAATAAATTCAAATTTTAATTGTGGATTTTATTTAGATAGAGATAAATTATTACAGATTTTAAAGAATAAATATAACATTGATTGTATTTATGATTCTTGTCAATATCCAGGTATTCAATGTAAATATTATTTAATTGATGAAAAAACAGATAAAAATTATAGTATATCATTTATGATATTTAGAACAGGAAGTGTTTTAATTGTTGGAAGATGCGAAGAAAGCACTTTACATATAGTATACAATAAAATTAAAACAATACTTGAAGA